TGACGTGCCTGTGATTCAGGATGCCGCGCACCACCTGTTCGTGGACATGGACAATCGAGGCGATTATGTGTGCTGGTCCTTCCAGGCGATCAAGCACCTGACGACGGGAGACGGGGGAGCGTTGCTCACACCACCGGAGCAGATGGAACGGGCGCGGCTGCTCCGGTGGTATGGGCTGGACCGCACATCATCTGCGGACTTCCGGTGTTCTCAGGACATCACCGAGGTCGGCTACAAAATCCACATGAACGACATCGCGGCATCCATCGGTCTGGCGAACATCCCGCACGCTGCGTGGGTGGTCGCCCAGCATCAGGCGAATGCCGCGTGGTATGCGCGAGCCATCCACGACGCACCGGACATCATGGTTCCTCCAACCGACCCGGCTGCGTCGTGGTGGCTTTACACGCTGCTCGTTGAGGATCGGGCGGGCCTGGCGCACCATCTGTCGTCCGTTGGTGTTGCCAGCTCGCCCGTTCATCGTCGCAACGACGAGCACACCGCGTTCGCCGCGTTCAACCGCGAGCCGTTGCCGGGCGTGGACTCGTTCGCAGGCAAGGCATTGACAATACCGACCGGCTGGTGGCTCAGCGAGGCCGACCGCGAGCATGTCGCGGCGAGCGTGCTCGAATGGGCGTTCAACCGCACGCCCGCGATGGCGGCCTGACTTGTGACCGACTTCCTGTACGCGACCGTCTCTGAGATCAAGGAACGCCTGTACATCCAGGACACCGAACGCGACCGCGCGTGGCTCGACGTGGCCCGCGGCGCCTCCCGCTGGGTCGAAGAGGTGCTCGGCCATCGGTTCTACTCCTCCGCGGATCTCGATCCCGACAACCCGACCGAGACGCGCTACTACGAGATCCCGCCGTACGAGAACCCGCTCGTGCTGGAGGTCGACGACCTGTTGAGCGTGACCACGCTCCAGTCCGATCCCAACGGTGACGGCACCTTCGACTACACATGGACGGTCACCACCGACTACTGGCTCGGGCCGCGCAACGCCCTCGCCAGGGGCAAGCCCTACAGCCAGATCCACAAGGCGTCCTACGCCGGGCGGTACTGGTTCCCGTCCTATCCGAACAGCGTCAAGGTCGTCGGCAACTTCGGCTACTGCACCCTGGCGAACGTTCCGGCCGGCGTCAAGCAGTTGACCCTGATCGTGGCAGAGGTCACGGCCCGCCCATTGCTCGACCTGACGATGGCGGGTGTCAACTCGTATCAGGTCGGGCCAGAGCTGCGCGTCACGATGGACGCGGGCCAACTGCCGCCGATGGCGCAGAAACTCATCGAGACGTACCGCGAGCCGGTCTACATCGTCTGATCTTTCCTCTTCCCTGTTCGCATCATCAATTCAGTGGCGCCCCGTCTGGTGCGCCGACCTCGGTTCTGGGCCGCCGCACCCTTTTTTAGCCTCACTACGGCCCACCTGTGACGACCCGCTAAACCAAGCTCGGATGAGGAGCGCACCCGTGCCGTAGAAAGCCCTTAGAGGCGCATATCTCATGAATCGCTACGTACCCGCAGTTGTAGCGTCGGTCTTTTCCCTAGCAGTCGTGCTCGGCCCCACCGTGTTGGCCGCGCCGGCCCCCGCGCCTGCTGCCGTGCAGCAGACCGTCACTCTGAATCCAGGCGACACACTCTCGGTATCCTGCTCGACCAGTCTGAGCGGTACCTTCTCCAATCTCCTGTGCGCGCTGGAGCCGACTCCATCGCCGACCCCCGTACCGCCTGCTCCTACGGCTACCCCGCCTGCCGCGAACGTCGGCCTGTGCGGCGAGTCGAATGACACGTGGCACGCCCCCGTCGTGAACGGCTGTCAGACGAAGCACGAGCACGGTGACGCGCCACCCGCGTGGGTGCACACGTCGGCCTATCACCCGATGTTCACCCACCCCGGCAATACGCCGAACGAGAACCTCTTGAAGCACACCTCGTTCAAGGGCTATAGCGCTCGTTTCAGCAACGTCGACCTGTATGTGATCATGCACCTCGACACCAACCCGAACGGGCACACGTCGCGGTTCCACTCGTATCAGATGTGGGCACGGGACGCCTCGGGTGGCATCAGCTACTTCGACGGCTGGATGGACTTCGGTGTCGGTGATTCGACCGGCCCGCAGCTCACGCGGTTCCACTGCGACAACACGGACGGGATTCGCCCGGCCATCGCGGTGAACGACCAGGCGTGCCCAGGCCCGCTTCGGTTTGAGAACTGGTATCCACGCGCGGCAGGCTACCTTGGTCAGGCTGGCTGGATGCCAGACTTCGGCTTCAACACCTCAGCCAACTACTACACCGGCGGCGACCCACTCGATAAGGCGACCTGGGTGCCTACTGGAGGCCAGAACAACACCCGTCGTATCGAGATCGCCTGGTATGCCAACCGCTCATCCCAGCGTGGGAAGTTCTTCGCCACCAACTTCGGCCAGATCGTGAGCGGCCCGACCGCGGCCGTCTGCGGCACCACGAAGACTGTGGGCGCGAAGACGTACCCCGTGCTGTGTCTGGAACAGTTCATCGCCCCGAGCCTCGGGTCGGTGCAGTTCCCAGGTAACGCCGTACAGAAGTCGTACGACTTCACGGGGGTGGTGAACCCCAACTAGGGAGGACAACCTATGCCGATCCGCCTACCGAGTCTGGAGGCGGCTCGGCGCCTGGTGTCCTGGCAGTTCGCTGACGAGGCGACGGTCCACCGTCTGACGCGCGTATCGGATGGCGCAGGCGGCTCGACCGACAGCTACGTGGCGGGAACGACCTATCCATGTTCGTTCTCGCCGTATCCGATCACGCCCGTGGAACGCGAGAGCACGACCCAGGTGCAGACCATCGTGTTCTGGCGGTTCCTCTTCCCGCACGATGCCGACATCCGTCCGACGGATCGGCTGATGGTCGGGACGCGCACGTTCGAGGTCATCAACGCCGGCGCGGGCACGATCAACATCACCCTCCAGGCGATCACCCAGGAAATCACCTGAGTTCATTTCCTATCCACCCCCACCGGAGGCGCGCTCATGCATACCGACGAACAGGCCCCAGACCCGACAGCGATGCCGGATACCGCGTCGGCAGTATCCGAGCCGGCGCATTGCTACCACTGCGGCATGGAAGCGCCCGAGGGCACCGACGCGGGAGCCGATTGGCTGTGTGACGAGTGCGGTCGGTATCAGCAGTCGCAGATCTGCCCGACGTGCCATTCGGTCGTGAACGTGTCGCAATTGCCGGAGGGCATGGTGCCCGAGGCGCACGCGCCCAAGAAGCGCAAGAAGGGGAAGGAGTAAGTCATGGCTGCATTGACCGCTACGACATCAACCGCGCATGGCACGGTCCTACCGGCCGCTGCTACGGCGAGTGCGAGCGATACGTTCCCTAATCCGAACGGCAAGGCCATCGTCATTGTCACGAATGCTGGCGCAACGCCGGTCGTCGTCACCTTCGTCACATCAGGCGTGCATTACGTCACGACGAGCGTGTCCTATCCCATCGCGGACGACGCGATCACGGTGACGAACGGCACGCGGAAGGTTATCGGGCCATTCGACAAGACCGTACTCAATGACATCGCGACGGGGCTGATCACCATGAACTTCAGTGTGGCGACGGGCTGCACCGTAGATGTGATCGAGGTTGGAGCGGCGTAGTGCCGATCACGGTCTCCGTGCGGTTCAACAAGATTCCCCAGGTGCAGGGGAGCATCGTGGAGAAGACGGTTGACGCCGTACGGGACAGCGCGCACTTCATGCGGAACTACGCGCAGGCGATTGCCCCGGTGCAGACGGGATCGTTCCGCGCCTCGCTATACGTCAACGGGCCGAACGACGAGTCGGACTATGCCGCGCGTGCGGCCGCCGCGAAGGACGTCAATCCCCGAGCCGTCATCGTGTCCGAGCTGCAAGCGGCGAACCTCGATCCGAAGGTCGACCGCCTGCGGGATCGTCTCGGGCGGTTCAGCCTACCCGAAGCCATCGTGGCTCCAGCCGTCGAGCACGGCCTCTTCCTTGAGGAGGGCACGGTTCGCATGTCGCCTCGCCCGACGCTGCGCCCCGCCGCGCTGGTGACCGAGCAGTATTTCAAGAACGCTATGGGCGGGGTCGCGGACGGCTTCTAGGTCGGCATGACCGCGGAACTCGTACGCATCGAGCAATGGGTCTATCAGTCGCTGGCGGCTGACGGGGTCATCGCGGGCATCTGCGGCACGCGCATCTATGCCGAGATGGCGCCGCAGGAGGCCGTCTTCCCACTGATCCTGTTCGCCCACATCGGCAACGTCGACGTCGTGCGCGCCATGCACAACGGGCGCATGGCGAAGAACATCATCCTCGTCCGCGTCGTGGGCAGGGGGTCGTCCGTTGCGGGCGACCTGAAGACGGTGGCCGACCGTTTCGACGAAGTCTTGCTGAAGAAGAACGTTGTTCATGACGGGGTGCGGATTGCCTATGTCCAACACGATCAACACGCGATCCGCAAGGACGCCGAGAACGGCGTGCCCATGTCGTACGTCGGTTCGTACTACCTCGTCTTTTCGCAGCCAGCCTGAAGGGAGAACCTAACCAGTGGCATTCAATCATGGCAATATCGCCAACTTCACGCTGGGTGCAAACGACCTCAGCGACTACGTAACAAGCGCGTCGATCGACGGCACGCGCGAGATCCGCGACATCCGCCCCATCGGCTCGAACCCCGTCTCGCGTGTGGTCGGCCCGTACATGGCGACGATCAACCTCGAAGGCGCCTACGACCCCGCGTTCGACGCCATCATGGCGCCGCTGTTCCTGGCGGCATCGCCTGCGACGGCGACGTTCGACTTCGAGCCAGCCGGCACCGGGCAGCGGTCCTTCACGGGCAACGCGCTGGTCGCCACGTATCGCGTGGATGCGTCAGGTTCTGACGTTGCCACGTGGCGCGTGACGTTGGCTGTGGTCGGCACGGTCGCGAACGCATAAAGGAGCACCATGAGCGACACAGAGAACGGTCGCATGTTGACCGCGGACGACATCTGGGCCGCGGACGACATCGAGGAGAAAGTCATCGACGTGCCCGAGTGGGGCGGCCAGGTCAAGATCCGCGCGCTCACCCTGAAGCAGATCGCCAACGTTGCGACGAAGGCGATCCGCACCAACGCGCAGGGGCAGCAGGAAACGCAGCGCGAGCTGTCGGTGATCATGACCCTTCAGGAGGGCATGATCGAGCCGAAGCTGTCGCCCCAGGAGGCCCGCAAACTGAGCGAGAAGTCGGCTGCCGCGGTGACCCGCATCGTGCAGGCGATCAACGCGCTTGGGCCGACACCTGAGGCTGTCGACGAGGCCGACAAAAGCGTTTGGCCGGAATCCGACGCTCCAGTTCCAATACGCGCTGGCGCGGGAACTGGGTATGACGTGGCGTCGGCTGATCTCGGAAATGGGCACGTCTGAACTCATCCACTGGATGGCGTTCTTCCGGCGGGAACAGCGGGATCAGGAACGGGCGCGCGAGCGCGCGGACGATAACGCAGAGGCGATGAAGGCGGCGCGCAGCATGGCAGGAAGGATGCGATAGCGTGCCCTCGATAGCCGACCTCTTCATCTCAGTGTCCAGCGACGTGACCGGCGCTATGTCTGGTTTGACGGCTGTCGACCAGAAACTCAGCGGCACGACGACGTCGATGGCGAACGCGACCGCCGTCGCCATTCCGCTGGCTGCTGCTGCGACAGCCGTGGGCGCGGGGTTCCTGTCCAGCATCGATGTCGCGTCGGACTTCGAGCATCAGATGAACGGCATCAAAGCCGTCATGTCACCCGCAGAAGTCCTTGAATTTGGCGATGCGGTTGAAGACCTAGCGATGAAGCTCGGCAGTGAGACGGTGTTCTCTTCGAGCCAAGCGGCGGGTGCGATTGAGGAGTTGATCAAGGCGGGCGTGCCGCTGTCTGCCATTCTTGGTGGTGCTGCCGCATCGGCTCTGGACCTCGCGTCAGCGACGGGCACCGATGTGTCGCAGGCCGCGAACTTCGCCGCGACGGCTATGAATACGTTTCACCTGTCAGCCTCGGAACTGCCGGCGATCATGGACACGATCTCAAACGTGTCGAATGCCGTCGCCACGGATGTCGGTGGGCTGCAACTCGGGTTCGCGCAGATCGGGCCGGTTGCGGCGGGGCTGGGCATATCGTTCGCTGACACGGCTCAGGCTCTCGGCATCTTTGCGCAGAATGGACTCAAGGGATCAGATGCGGGCACGTCGCTCAAGACGATGCTGCTCAATCTTGACCCTTCCACGAAGGCGCAGACCGCGGCGTTCAAGGAACTCGGGCTTATCACGGCAGACGGGACGAACCAGTTCTTCGACGCGACCGGCAGCGCGAAGTCCATGTCCGAGATCTTCGAGATTCTCAAGCAGAGCACCTCCACCCTGACGGATCAGCAGAAGATCAACCTGCTGCAAACAGCGTTCGGGACCGATGCGGTGCGCGCGGCGACCATCGCTGCGTCCGAGGGCGCGGCGGGGTGGGACAAGGTCACGGAGTCGATGGACAAAATGGGCGGGGTGCAGGTCGCCGCCGCTCAGCGGAACGCTGGCCTTGAAGGGGCGATGAATAGCCTCGGTGGGTCGATAGAAACGGTCCAGATCACGATCGGGAACCTGTTCCTGCCCATCCTGACGGCAATGGCTCAGGGTTTGACCGTCGTCATCAACGCGTTCTCGGGACTCGACCCCAACATTCAAACCGCCATCATCGCAGTCGTCGGCATCGCCGGGGCAGTCGCGGGGCTGGTCGCTGCCTTTGTTCTGCTCGGCCCCGTGTTCGCAGCGGCGGGCGCTGGCTTCGCGATCATTACGGCGGCTGCTGCCCCGGTGCTCATCCCGATCCTGGCGATAGCCGCCGCGGTGGCCGCGCTGAAACTCGCGTGGGATACCGACTTCGCGGGAATCCAGGGTGTCACGGCCGAGGTCTGGGCCGCGATTCAGCCCATGTTCGAGAACATCAAGAACCTGTTCGCCACTATCGTCTCGGCGCTCGCCCCCTTCGTTGAAGCCTTCCGCGGCGAGCTGCCGGGGGCGATGCAGGCGTTCAGCGATGCGCTCGGTCCGCTCCTGGCGCAACTGCCGAACCTGATCAGGATGATCGGTGACTTCTGGAACGCCGTGAGCGCGATCATCCAACTGCTGGCCGCGGGCGACTTCTCGGGTGCATGGGACGTGCTCGTCAGCGCGGTTACGGTCGCCGCGCAGAACGTTGGCAACGCGCTCGGCAACCTCGCCACGTTCATCGGGGACTGGCTCGCGAGCGTCATTCCCGGCATCATCGCCAGCGCACCTGACGTCTGGGCCGCGTTCATCGCGAGCGCGTGGGAAGTTGGCGTGCGGGTTGCTGAGGCACTTGGCAACGTCCTGACGTTCATCGGTGACCAACTCGGGCAGGCCATCCCTGCGCTCATCGAAGCCCTCCCTGATCCGTGGGAGCCGTTCCTGCGTGGAGCGTGGGAGATCGGGACGCGGATAGCCGAAGCCTTCGGCAACTTCATGGTGTTCATCGGGGAGACGCTGGCGGCGATCCCGGCGCTGATCCAGGGGCTCGGTGACTTCTTTGGCCCGTTTATCGCTGCGGCCTGGGAGATCGGCACCCGCATCGCTGAGGCGTTCGGCAACTTCCTGAACTTCATCGGCACCGCGCTGGCAGGCATCCCCGACCTGATCATGGGCCTCGGAGACTTCTTCGGGCCATTCGTCAACGCGGCCTGGGAGATCGGCGGCAGGCTCGCGGAAGCCTTTGCCAACTTCCTCGACTTCATCGGTACCGCCATCTCGGGCATCCCGGCCATGATCGAGGGCCTCGGAGACGTGTTCGGCCCGCTCGTGACCGCGGCGTGGAACCTCGGCGGGCCGCTGGGTGACGCGATCATGAACGCGGTCGGCTTCGTGGGTCAGGCAATCCAGGGCATCCCGACGTTCATCGAAGGACTGGGCGACATCTTCGGCCCCATCGTGTCCGCGGCCTACGATCTTCAGGACCGCATCGCCGCCGCGATCGAGCCCATCAAGCAACTCCTGGCGAACACGTTCGGCGCGTTCTGGGAATGGCTCACCGGGGCTATTCAGGTGCCCACCGGCGGCGGCACAGGCACCGGCGGTACGGGCGGAACCACGACGATGCCCGGCCCAACTGGTCCCATCGTGTCGGTCGGCACGCTGATCATCTCGACGCAGGCCGAGGCAGACGCATTCCTCCAGCAGGTTGCCGATGCGGTGCTCGCCTCAGCTCGACGGGTCACGCCACCGGCCACCGGCGCCACGGCACTGCCATGACGAGTCACTTCACCACGGTCAGCGAGACGATCACGTTCGTTGCCGCGGACGACTCGTGGTCGGAGGACGCCGGCTCGGACGTCAGCGTGCTCGGCTTCCCTGGCGGCGACGATATCGCCATCAGCATCGCGGGCCAGCGCGAGACGCGCCGCTCGTTCAAAGCCGTGCTCGACTCGGTCGAGGACTACCGCACGTTCAAGACGATGCGCGCCAGGGCTGGGTGGTTGCTCGTCGAGAACTGGGACGCCGTTGAGGTGCGTGCGGTGCTCGTGAGCGTGAAGCCTGACCCCATCTGGATCAGTGGCGAGGTGACGGCAACCGCGCAGTTCATCCTGTACTGAGATGCCCGCCATCGCCACGGTCTACACGCCGTACGTTGCGGCGACGCTAAACGGCGCGCCCATCGAGGGCGTCCGCAAGGCGCGCGTCATCTCAACGTTCACCGACCCGGTGACCAAAATCTACGTGAGCCTCTATCCCCGCATCGCCTGGGCAGAAGGCGACACGCTCGCGGTGACCACGGGCAGCGGAACGAACAACGTTCTGTCGGGCACCGCGCAGATTTACACGGGCAAATCGTCGAACACCGGGCCAGAGTTCAACCTCACGGCGTACGGTCGGCTGTTTCTGGCGCAACGCTATACGAACAACACGCCCAACGGCACCACGCTGGCCGATCTCATCGGTGGACCGGCAACGGACGAGGATATCGCGATGGCGGTGCTCGACGTGGTTGGTATCCCATACAACCCTGCCGATATCGGCGGCACAGGCATCGTGCGTGGCGCGCTGGCTCCTGACGCCTACACCTGGCGACAGGGCGAGTCCGCGTTGGCGTACCTGATTCGTCTCTCGAAGGCGAGCCTCGGCTACCGGATGATTGAGCGGATCAACGGGGATATCGCGCGCGTGCAGGTCGTTGGCCGGCCGCAAGTCACCCCCGACTTTTCCATGACCGAAGGCGTGGACATCTTCCCAGGAGCGTCCGCGGAGTACGACACGCTGGGGAAGTACACGGTCGTCGAGGTCAACGGCTTCGACTTTGGAGAAGGCGTAGGGCCTGTCAGCTACAAGCTCCCGGACCCGTCGCCTGCTGGCGTGCAGGCGTATGTGTACTCCAGCGAGATGATCGAGCGGGCCTCGGAACTCGACACGGGCGGCGGGATTTCGGCCCAGAACGTCGCGGTCAACTTCGTTGAGCCGGAAGTCAACCGCGTCATCGTCCACGTCAGCGGGGTGAAAACACCGCGCGACGATACGTTCAGCCCAGGCCAGACGCATCAGATCACGTCAGAGCGGCTCGACCTGAACGCCGCGTTCCTGTGGCTGTACTCGGTCACGCGCGAGGTCGACGAGCAGTGGTTTACACAAACGCTCGACTACGCCGGTACCGCGACGGTGCCTGGTGGCTACGACCAGTCGCCTGTTGATGCGACCTTCCCGGCAGGCATGCAGATGTACGTGCTGCCCACGCCAGCCTATCGCCGCATGCGGGCGTACATCGGCCTCGACGGCGGCTATACGGGGCCACCTGACGAGGGCGATATGCCAGCGGGCGTGCAGTTGAACCCGCAGCCGATCCCGCCGAAGCGCGGCCGTGACTATAGCTACGAGCAGCCGACAAGCAACGTCAGAAGCCCATAGATGCCGTACGAGACTGATTTCGATACCGCGTTCACGATCCTGCTCGGAAAAGCGCAGGGGGTCATCGCACCGACGCCCGCGCCCTTGCCGCCTCCTCCAACAAGCACGGGCACGGCAGCCGTTACGGCCTACACGATCAATTTCCTATTTGGTGGCGGGAGCGCAGCACTCACGGCGGCAGGCCAGAATCCACTGTTGGCTGAGGTGCCTGATGCAGGCGAGATCGTCTGGGCGCACCTGTATGCCGGCAGCGGCACCGGCGCGGCAGTCAGTGTGTCAGCGACAGTCGAGTTGTATCGTACGTTCGGCACCCTCACGACGATCTATGGTGGAGGGACCAAGCCCACGCTCTCGTCTCAATCGTCAGCGAACATGAGCTTGAGCGGGTGGTTCCCGCACCTTGACGCGGGGGAACAGGTGATAGCTGACTTGGCAACCTTCAGCGGAACCGCCACGTGGCTCGCACTGGTGCTGCGCATACGGCGAGATACAGCGTAGATGCCAGGGACGATTGGGGATTACATCGCCTGGACGCACTCGGAGTCGATATCGGAAACCCTGACGCCCGCACCGGGCGAGACGCAGATGAGCTTCAGTCGCCTGATCACGATCCCCTCCATGGCACTCACGGGGACAGCGCCGGGGCTGTTTGCTATGGCGACGTGGAAGGCGAGACGCGTACCAGAGGGCGCAACCACGCCGCCGTGGAACATCGAAAATGCATTTATAGCTATGAGCCCAAATATCAATGTCGAGGTGCCGAATCGGGGAACCACGTCGACTGGAACCTTTGGGCAAGCCGCTAATCCCAACGTGAACAATATCCGCTCGCACTCCATCAATTACAAGCGCAGTCCAGATTGGGTAAGTGGCGGGGTCCTGGCTCTGGGCGGATTCTTTTATATGGGCGATCAACTAACTTTCGGTGCCCCGGTGTACCCGGCGGAGTTTCGCGGGATCGTGATCGCCTGTTTGCTGCACGATTTAGACGGACTCACTCCGCAACCCAACACGTCTCTACCGTTTCCTGAGAGCAGCAACTATACGCCAAGGCTATCGTGGTCGCACCCAACAAACCTTATTTCTCCAGTATTTACATCAGGTCCGGTCCCCATTACTTCGTTCGCGGTCTACGATCCCGGCCCGGCCGTTCCGCACATCATTTGCTATCTGGCAGACAATGGCGATGGTGGCGGTTTACCTCCGCTATCCACGCTAGAGGATGCTGACGACGGATGGGGAGATATCGTCGCGTATAGGGATTATGACTTCTCGATTATGCTGGGACTCGCGATGCCGGGACGTACGTTGCCACATCCTTCAGGGATTACTCCGGGCTCTAGTATGACAACACAGGGCGGCAGGGGCATCACGAACAACATCCCGGTTGCTGCTGCGCGCGGCGGCAGGGTGATGGTGGTCGGGTGATGGTGAGTAAGCGATCACGCGAGGGATATCTATTAGTAGACAACCGCGTGTCGGGCGGCACGTTGCAGGAGCTTCCCACGATCACATGCGCCCACTGCAATTGCGTGGTCGTGATGAACGCGCAGCGGACCCGACCTCGCGGTCACTGCTGGAAGTGTGACGCCTACGTGTGCGACAAGCCAGGGTGCAATGCCGAATGCAACCCTATCGTCCAGTCGGTCGAACTCGCGCTCCGACATCCCGACAGTCAGCAACCGTTCTTACTTCGCGGCGCGCAGGGCGAGATCCTGTTCGACCCACGATACCGAGATGAGGGGAGAGTCCTTTAGATGGCTCAATACACTGCCGCCGCGAGTGGTTGGACGCCCGTAGCCCACGCGGACGGCGCATCCGCGCTTGCCAACGCTTCGTATCAGGCGCTTCGCACCACCACGGCATCCACCCTGCGCGTCACCGAGGCGTTCGTCGGCGGCGAGGCCACGTCAAGCACGGTCAACCGCATGTCGCTACGGCGCCTCTCCACGAACGCGACCACGCCCACGGACGTGGCGCCTGCGCCGCTCAACCCGCTTTCGGCTGTCGCCGTGTCGCAGGGCTACTCGGCGTCTGCCACGGGACCGACGATCGCATCGACGGGGCATCTGCTCAACCTCGCCTTCAATGCCTTCGGTGGCGTGGTGCGGTGGGTTGCCGCGCCAGGGCAGGAGATCTACGCCACCGCGCAAACGGCGCCCAATGGACAACTGGTACTGGATTCCATCAGCGGCACGGGCATCGTGTCCACACACCTTATCTTCGAGGAGCTTTGATCCCATGTCGGTCGCGCATTCTCAGGCTGCCGGGTCTGGCCGCCTCACCCTCGTGCACAGTTCAGACGAGCGCATGGCAGCCCTGCGGAAGCAGTACGCGCGCGACGACACGCTCGGCCACTTCAAGCCCGCGCGTGAGGGACTGCTGTACGACGTGCAGCGGTTCTCCGCTCTGCCCGCTCAACAGCGGCTGCTCGCGTGGCTGCGCGACAACCTCCACCCTGGTATCCCGCGGGCGTGGTACAAGCTCGCCCTCGGCCACGACCTGCACATATCGACGTGGGCCGAGTTGTTCATGCGCCACTACCACGCCACCGAGCGTGACCCGTTCACCGGCCAGCTCGGTTGGTGGGAGAACGTGGGCCTCGTGTCCAGCGGCAAGGTGACGACGGCGTTTCGCGACTTCGAGGCGGGCCAACTCGTGGCCGAGACGAGCGTGTACGGCGACTTCAAGTACCACGAGGTCGGCACCGATAACACCGCCGAGGCGAACTCACAGACGGCGCTCATCGTGACGACGGGCATCGCGCGCGCCACGGGCACGCAGACCAACCCGACCGGCTCGACGTATCAGTCCATCGCAACAGTGACGGCGGATACGTCCGAGACGTGGCAGGAGCACGGCCTGTTCAACGCCTCGACTGGACCGACCCTGATGGATCGCTCTTTGATTTCGCCTACGGCCCCAGTGGTTGCCAGCGACACCGTGCAATTTACGTACGTGTTGACCAAAAATGCTGAGGCCTAGCCTCTAACTAGCAGAAAATACCACACTGATATGACCATTGTCCAGCGCACCGTGGCTCCCGCGAACATCGTCTCGGGGGCGAAGCGCACCTCCGCGTCTCAGGTGATTGGCGACCGCGTGCGTGCCATCCGCATCACCATGACCACCGAGTCACCGAGTTCCTGGGATGACGTGGCCGGCCAGGGCACGGTGAACCGTTGGGGCGTCGAGGTCCGCGAAGGCTCGGCGGGCGCGTTCACCGAGTGGTTCTGGGCCGAGAATATCGCGTTCGGGGAGCACGGTCGATCCGGGAGCATGCCTCAGCAGACGTTGGACAACGCGCAGGCGATCAAAGAGTGGACTGGTGCGGAGGCGCGGCTGTTCATCGTGACCACCGGCGTGACCGTACGGCTCGGCTGCGTGATCGAGGCGTCCAACGTTCCTGGCGAGTTGTCCTCGTAGATCGTGGCCGCGCCGGTTGTCGACGAGAACGTCGAGTACGTCACCAACGCCGGCGCGGGCGGCACGGTCAATACCCTGATCACGCTCACTGCCGGCAACCTGGGCGTAGCAAGCAGCGCGAACTTCGCGGGCTCGGGCAGCGCGTGGAACTCCCTGACGCTCTCCGACAGTATCGACGGCGCGTGGACAATCGTCGCACGAATCGGGGTCACCGCAGACGGGACCAACGTCGGCATGTTCTACAAGGCCAACGTGACGGGCGGCACGCTCAACGTCACGTGGGCCTCAGCCGGCGCAGGCGTCAGCCTGTTCATCTACGAGGTCAGCGGTGCGGTCACGGCAAGCCCGCTGATCGGCTCGAACACCAACACGACGAGCGCGGCAACCACGCACGATTCGCTCAACGTCGACAACACCGGCAAGGACGACGCGCTGTTCGTTACGGCGCTATCGAACTCGCTTGGGAACAACCCGACCACGCTCAACATCAACCAGGCCGGGTCCGAAGGGACGTGGGTCCGCTACGGCAATGCGTCCGACGAACTGAACGGCGCGTCCAACATGGTCAGCCAGATCCTCTATCAGGAGGTGACGACCGGCTCGTCGCGCGGGCACGTCTGGGGAACGGCCAGTTCAGGGTCGGCAATGGTCATCGCCGCGTTCGAGGGCGTGGCCGGCACCCCGCAGTTCGCGCGGCCATCGAGCGATTCGAGCGTGGGGACGTGGACGACAGACCTCGGCGGCACGACCAACCTGTACGCGACGATCGACGAGTCGGCGTTTGACGATGCCGACTACATGCAATCGGTAGCGGGCCCGTAGGGTGGCAGCGGCAGTCGAAGTCAACCTCGGAGCAGTCGGTGATCCGGCTTCGAGCAGCAACCACATTGTCCGGGTGCGCGGCCTTGTCGACACCGTGGTGGGCGGCGCGATGGACCTCCAGACCGAGTTGCGTCAGGGCGGCTCTGCGCTCAGCACGCCGGCGCTGTGGAACGATGCGCTCACCGCGAGCGCGCAGACCTTCACACACACGCTGAGCGGCGCGCAGGCCGACGCGATCACCGACTACAGCACCCTTCGCCTGCTGTTCACGGCGACGCAGGCTGCGGGTGCGGCGCCGACGTTTGTCGCGGCGAGTGCCCTCGCGGTCACGGCGACCAACGGTGCCACGTTTGCCCCTGCTATCCCAACGGGCACGAACGGGCAGGACATCCTGCTGCTGGGCATCTTCCGCAATGACAACTCGGCCCCGACCGCGCCGGGCGGCATCTGGAATGCGCTGACCGCGTTCAACGGGGTGAACTCCAGCACGACGATCCAATCGACGTACTGGTACTGGGCGGTTGCCGCCGGCACCATCGGCAACGCCACCAGCACGACAGCGCCGACGATCACCTACGGCACGAGCACCATTCTGCGCGGCGGTCGCATGATCGCGATCCGTGGCGCTGAGACGACCTCACCCTTCGGCACGGTCACGGGTCCGGCGACGGCGATCACCCGTCTGAACAACGCGCACCAGGCAGCAGGATCGGCCAGCGCGACGACCACCACCGACCTGACCCCGCTAGAGACGAACGTGCTCGGGCTGGTGGTGGGGATCAACTACGGCGTGCGTGTCACGCCATCGATCAGCGGTGCGACGGGATGGTCCGCGCCAAGTCTCCTCAGTACGACGACCGGGACCGACGCGACGTGGACGTTGTCGTGGAAGGCGTTCACGACACCGACGAACCTCGATAACCCCACGATTGATTTCGCAACGACGACCACGGCAGGCGTCTCGACAGGGTTTCTCTTCGCGCTGAAGCCGATCGCGAACGCGAGCCGCGCGCGGGTGACGTGGGCCGAACTACAGGTGCCCGTGTCTGCCGTTGCGGCGGATACGCCCGAGATCCGAGGACGGCCCGGTGGCCTGCGCGGCGAACGCCAGATGCATCAGTTACTAGCTACGTAAAGGCAGGAGAATCTACATGGGCAAGATGACCGTCCTGAGCGGTGAGAACATGACGCTGTCCACAGGGAGCGTGCTCGCCGGGTTCCGTCCTGCTGCGCAAGACGCCGCCGCATCCATCATTCGTGTCGTGCGCGTGGAGATCTCGCAGTCGGGCAGTACGACCCTGGCGATGATCCGTGGCGCGCTGAGTGACCGCGACACTGCCGGCACCCTCACGGTCACCTCAGCCGCGCCCAACCCGCTCACGCTCGGTGGTCCAGCGTCAGGGCTCACCGGCGCGACGACCTTCCTCGGAACGGCGGCACGCTCGGGGATCACCTCGTCGGCTGACTCGGGCGGGACGTACATCAACACGGTGCCGTTCTCGTTTGCCAACACGGCGGGCTACCTGTGGAAGCCTGATCCGACCGAGGTCATCACGGTTACGCCGGGCCACGTCTTCGTCGTTCGCTTTCTGGCGGCACCGGGCACCTTGACAGGGTGGAACGTGTCGATCTTCCTCAACGAAGGCCCTGACTAAAGGCACGTCGGGAAAGTAAATGCCGATCTGGCGCATCCCGCCGACCGCGCCGCCGCATCAACCGCAGCCGTTGCGGCGGCAGGACGTGCCGGTCGCCGGCCCGGTCACGCGGTCGCTTGACGGCGATCAACCCGCTGCGACCGGCACGCTCGCACGCCTCAGTGCGATCCTGCGTGCGCTTGCGGGCAGCCAGCCAAATGCTACTGGCGCGCTCACCCGCATAGCGAACCGCCTGCGGTCGCTCGCTGGTGATCAACCGACCGCGACCGGCGCGCTCACCCGGATTGTCCAGGGCGTCCGTGCTCTGGCGGGTTCGCAGCCCACGGCAACGGGAACGCTCACGCGCGGACTGTTCCGTGCGCTCACCGGCGATCAGCCCACCGCGACGGGCACGCTGACCCGTGTAGCGAACCTGCTACGTTCGCTCGCCGGTATTCAGCCGACAGCCACAGGCACCCTGACCCGCGGTCTGTTCCGCAGCCTCGCGGGCGATCAGCCGACAGCTACGGGCGTCCTCACCCGCATCTTCATCGCCCTGCGGTCACTCGCCGGCGATCAGCCGACAGCGACCGGCGTCCTCACACGGGTCTTCCTCGCGAACCGGAACGTCGCGGGCGATCAGCCGACCGCCACGGGCACCCTCGCGCGGATCGCGCAGTTCCTGCGGTCGCTGGCAGGCTCGCAGCCCACGGCTACCGGTGCGCTCACGCGTGTCGCGAACCTGCTCCGCTCACTGGCGGGGAACCAGCCGTCTGCGACAGGTAGTCTGTCGCGCGGGCTCTTCCGTTCGCTCGCCGGCAACCAGCCGGCGGGGACAGGCACCCTCGCGCGTGCGCTCAACTCGCTCCGGTCACTGGCCGGCAGCCAGGATGCGGCAACGGGCGTCCTCACGCGGACGTTCATCGCTGCCAGGGCACTCGCCGGCTCGCAGCCGACAGCGACGGGAACGCTCGCCAGGATCGTCCAGGCGCTGCGTAGCCTGGCAGGTAACCAACCGACCGCCACCGGGACGCTTACGCGTCTGGCGGCCCTCCTACGCAGCCTGACGGGCGACCAGCCCGCGGCGACCGGGACGCTGAGTCGGATCGTCCAGGCACTCCGTGCGCTGGCAGGCTCGCAGGCGAACGCGACCGGCACGCTTACCCGTCAGTTCATCGCGCTCCGTAGCCTTGCCGGGTCGCAACCGACGGCTACGGGCGTCCTGACACGGCTCCTCATCAAGATCCGTAGCCTCACGGGCAATCAGCCCACGGCAACGGGCACGCTCACACGCATCGCGGCCGTCTCGCGGACCCTGACGGGGGATCAGCCGACCGCTACGGGCACCCTGACCCGCAGCGCATACAACGTCAATCGTTCGCTCACCGGCGATCAGGCGGCACCAACCGGCGAACTCGCGCGCCTGCTGGCGACTACCCGCCTGCTGGTCGGCAATCAGCCGTCGGCCACGGGCAGCGCGTCGTGGTTCGTCCAACAGCCGGGCACGGTCACCGGCGGCATCTCGCGCCTCGGTAGTGCCACGGCAGGAACAGAACGAATCAATAGTGTCACTGGCGGCCCCGCACTGGTCGGCAGCGTATCGGGTGGTAGCAGTCAGAACCAGTTGTAGTGGAGGGCCGCGGTGGTCATCGTTCTGAGCGCATTCGACATCAACGACCTCGTACGGATCGGCAACCATACCGGGACCAATGGCAATGGTGATTCCCGCGCCGCCTTCAAAGATCCTCTCGGCGTAGCGACCGACCCGTCAGCCGTGACGGTGCGCCTGCGGAAACCAAGCGGCGCCGTCCTCATCTATGGGTGGCCGACCGTCGCGGCAGACGGCATCCTCGTGAAAGAGGCGACCGGCAAGTTCTACATCGACGTGCTCATCGACGAGGCGGGCACGTGGTATTGGCAGCTCACGGGGACAGGCACCGTCCAGACGAGCGAGGCGGGCGAGTTCTGGGTGAGGCCCACCCTTGTCGGGTGACGGGGAAGTGGTGAACGAGGACCACAACATGAGTGACGCCGCCAGGGGCTCGAACGGTGGGGGAAGGGACACGAGTGTCAGTTCGCTGATCTACACCGAGGAGAAGTCCGAGATCCTATGGCTCGCTCATGAGCGTAGCCACGAGCTGGAACAGAAGGCACTGGAGGTCGCGCTAGCGGCGGCGGATAGGCAAGTCGAAGCAGTCCGCGCATCCTTGCGAGAGATCATCGATGCTGAGCTACGGAAGGCTACCTCGGACTACCGGAATCTGCTCGAACAAACCAGGAAAGATTGGATGCACCACAACGAGGTGCACGTGGCGCATGGGATCGCGCACGAGCAACAGCATCGCCAGACCCAGGAAGCCCTCGACAAGGCTGAGAAGACGGCGCTCACGCTATCCAACACGTTGAGCACCGACGTACAGCGAGCCGTCCTGGCGCAGGCAACCATGATCACGAAGGACCAGATGGCGGCTGAGGTCAAGGCAATCGACGCACGTATCAGCCTGCTGGAGCGCGGCACGGCGATCATTGCTGGGCGAGACAACGGCATTTCTACGAGTTGGGCGTTCGCTGTCGCACTCATCGGTATTTTGCTTGGAGCGGGTGGCCTCTTGCTCGCGCTCACACGCTGATCGGCATATGGCATGGTTCCCCCTCCCCAAGTTATCTGGCACGGCACCTCGGCTGAGGGCCTCGAACTGGTCGCGGCGATAGCCCGCAACTGTGAGTGCGTCACGAACCTCGGCGGCGTGACCACCTCGATGTGCTCGCCGCATAAGGCGATGCTGGACGACCAGCGGTTCATGGATGGCGTCCTCGCCTACCGACACCAGCGCGAAGCGTTGCTGTGCGAAGAGTGGACCACCGTCAGAAAACACGGCGATGGCTGACACGCTGTACGGGGCGGATATCTCCAATCACCAGGGACCGCCTGCCACGTACCGCGGGCAGCCGTGGTATCAGGAGTCGCAGTTCATCATCGCGCAGGCGATCCCGCGTCCGTTGCCGGATGGCTACGTGGGCGAGCAGTTGCGTGCGGCGCAGGCTGATGGCAAGCACTGCGGCGCCTACGTCTGGCTATGGCATGACCCGACCTGGCGGATGGGCGACGGGTCCGTCGAGGACGACCAGCGGCGCCGACTCGCCACCATTCCTGACGACGTGCAGCTCGACATGCGCCTGTGGCTCGACGTCGAGGACAACCAGAGCACGGGATGGAAGGTGCCGATCCCTCAGCGGGTCGACGACGTGAAGCGCGCGCTCGCGGTGCTCGACGAGTGGAGTGCTGCACGGGGGCTGCCCGCGGCGGGTATCTACTGGAGCGATTGGTTCATCAGCCTGCTGTTCGGTGGGCAGGATTACTTCGGGCGCAGGCAGTGGAAGGCGCACTACGGCGCGCCGGCGGGGAGCCTGATCCACGACACGTGCGTGGCGCACCAGTACACGTCAACGCCGGTGGATCAGAACATCATGCTCGCGAGCGAGATCGTGACCGCGGGGGCGCCGCCTGCGACTGACCCGTGCGCCGGACTGGTAACCGCGCTCGCCTATCTCGGTGACGATCTGCCGCCGCGGCTCGAAGCCGCGATGAAGGGCAAGATGACGGCAGCGGATAAGACCGAGGTGCTCGCAGTCGCCGCGGAGCTTCGGCGGGTGCGCGAGCAATTCATCGGCCCGAAGTCGTGACCTTCGGAGTGAACCTGGACTTCAGGTATGACGCCGGCTACCCGCCGCTGCTCACCGCTCGACGCCTCGGCCTGACGTGGGTGCGCGTGATCAGCCTGCCGGTGATGGAGTACTGGGCCGAGCAACTCCTGCTGCATGGCTGCCAGGTAATCGCCGTCTACACGGGCGAGTCGGAAGCCGCGGGCCGTTACGTCATGAACAGCGCGAGCGTCTTGCAAGTAGGTAACGAGCCCTTTATGGGCGGCGCCGCGACCTGGCCCGCGGGCAACGCGAACGCCTTCGTCAAGAAGTGGCTCGAAGTGCGCGACCTCGTCTGGGACAAGCACGGCCAGTGGTTCCCCCTGATGGGGCCGGGCATGTGGGTACAGGACTATTCCAAGTGGGCGAGCATCGCGGACCGTATCGAAGGCGTCACAACTGCGGCGGTCCACGTCTACGGGCATAGTCCCGAGCAGGCGCGACCCCTGCTCGAACGCTACCGAGCTGTGCGGCCCGACATCCCGCTCTTCTGCTCCGAGTGGATGGCGCGATGGCCCGACACGCTCGCGCTCGCGAGGACGATCGACACGTTCTGCACAGGACGCTGCTGGTACACCTGGGACAATCCGGGGGAGCCGCATCACACGTTAGCCGCCACGCCCGAGATGGGCATTCTTCTGACCGCATAAAGGGGGAGCACCCGCATGGCTCTGAGTATTGATCTGGTTCTCATCGTGATTGGCCTCGTGCTGTTCGCACTGGCGACGTTCAGCGTGCCGACGCATCCTCGGCTCAACCTCATCGCAGCCGGGTTGTTCTGCTGGCTGTTGACGCTACTCGTGTGATGAAAGGACAGCGACGTGGAATCGCTCCCTACGGATGACGTCACGTTCGCTGTCGTGATTCTTGGCCCCATCGCGATCGGGACGCTGATCGGGGCACTCGTCTGGTATCTCATGCGCCGATCGCGTGGTCCCGACAAGTTAGAGAAGTAATGGATAAGACGGCGTTCGTCGTCGGCGTAGCGTTCACGCTCACCGCGGGCGGGCTTATTGGCGGCGCGTGGTTGCTCGTGTGGGCGATACGCCGCCTGCTCCAGGGGGGAACGTGATGAGAAGTGTGTTACGAGCGATAGCGATGGCGGGCCTGCTCGTGGCCTGCACGTCGCTGACGGTGGGTGCGGCGCCTGAGCCGCGGCTGCAACGAATCGAGGTCAGTTCGTCGGGTAGCACCCTGACGGTGAGCGGCACGGTACTCGGACTTGTTCAGTCTGAGGGCACGCTCAGCGTGGACGTGCTCGTGCGTGTTGTCTGCACAGACGGCTCGGGGATGGACTGGGGCGTGAGTATGGACGCAACCCTGAGCGGTGCGAACCGGCAGGAGGTCGGCGTCTCGCTACCGCTGTTCTGTCAAATCGCGAGCGCACAGATTCTCGAAACGAGCGTGACCGTTACGTAGGACACCCGCGCCTATCAGCACCCCCGCTGTCGCGGGTGAAGCCCTCTCTCTGGCTACGGCCGGGGAGAGGGCTCTTTTCTGTTTAACAGAGTTTCGAGATCGCTGCGCCTGATCCGCCAGCCGGACTGATCCGACACCTTGGTGGCGGGAAGCCATCCGACCTTGATCCAGCGGCGCACGGTTTTTTCGGCAACCTTCCGCTCCTGCGCCACATCCCGCACGGTCAGGAGCGGTTCACCCACCTTGGGTGCCAATGTAACACCATAGGCGCGATTGGTATAGACGGTTGGGCGCTTATGGTCTACAGTGGGCGAGACAATCATGCAGATACCGCTCCCGTGCCCTGTCCTGAAGAGCGGGCATCACTACGTGCGGTTCACGGATCGGTGGGACGACGGCAAGCGGCACTGCACCGGATGTGGAGCCGTGGAGAAGGGCTGAGGTGCATGGACGTGGCGACGATCTTCGTTACTGGGTTCGTTGTCTACTGCGCGCTGGTTGGCTCATCTATCGTGAGTTGCGCCATCTGTGAGTGGCGGCGAGGGCACTGAGTGCTGATCGGCCTCGCGCTGCTCGCGTTTCAGGTCGCTAACCCGTTCACGCCGCCACCGCCCGCACAGGTCGTGAACGAGACGCGCGTGGTCAACGAAGTCCACGTGATGGCGCCGCCACCCGATCCCGAGGTCATCGCAGAGTCGACCGTGACCAGCTCGCGCGCCATGCTGACGATGGTCATCGCGCCGCCGCCGGTGCAGTGGGCAAACGAACTCCTGAATCTGCCCGACATCTGGCGCAGGACGCCACCGGACCTGACCTACAACCACCCCGCGATCAAGGAGCGCTCAGGGCTGATGTACGGCGCCGCGCTCGGATTGATCGCGCTCGCCGTACTGGTCGCGGGGATCTCGCGCGCACTCGGGAGCGAGCACTTCGAGTGGCGCATCGTTTACGCGACGGTGCTCGCGCTCGGCAGCCTCGTGTGGTGGCAGGTCGGCATCGACCTGAACAACGCCATCTGCAACCTGATCAACGCACCGGACCTCCCGTCGCTGATCCGTCCGAACCTGACCATCCCCGATCCCACCGACGAAGCGGGCGCGGTCATCCTGACGCTGGTCTACGCCATCATCGCGCTCATGCTCCTGGCGAGCCTGCTGTTCCGCCTCGGGATGCTCATGATCCTGATCGCCATCGGTCCGCTCGCGCTGTTCTGTTTCGCCACGCCGCAGAGCGAGGGCCTCGCGCACAAGTACGTCAGCCTGTCCGTAGGATTGCTCTTCTCCCAGGTACTGATCGTCCTCGGGCTGAGCCTCGCGCAAGTCCTGAATAGTCTCGGCACCGGGCTAGCAGGAACGCTGCTCAGCATGATTGTCCTTCTGCTCCTGCCCAAGGTGCCTGGGTTGCTCTCGTCAGGCATGCAGTCGGGTGGGCGCGGCATGGTGAGCACGATCGCCTCGATGGCTATCTTCCGCCGGCTCAGGTTCCGATGAAGTGGATACTCGGCGCCGCGGCGCTCTTCCTCTTCCTGCAACTGCCCATGATTGGGATCTGGACCTCGTCGAACTGGGCGCCGTGGTGGTTTTCTTCTCCCCAGATGGCCGCGCCGGTCGCGCCGGGCCAGGTGCCCGTTGCCGCGATGGCTGCGCCACAGGGACCGCTAGCGTCGGACTCCATGCCGCTGATGCAGGCCGCGCAGAAGTGGATAGGCGTGCCGTACCTGTTCGGTGGGGCGAGCATGCGCGGGATTGATTGCTCGAATTTCGTCTACCTGACGGGGCGCGACATGGGCTTGAACCTGCCGCCGCCCGCGGAGAACCAATGGCACATCACAAGGAGGGTGACTGACCCGCGACCTGGCGATCTTGTGTTCTTCAAAGGGACGTACTGCCTACCGGGCAACTGCCCGACGATTACCCACGTCGGTTGGTACGTGGGCGACGGAATGATGATCTCAGCGGCAGAGCCAGCGGTCGGGCGACAGAGTCTCTCGTCGCCGTACTGGCGCTCTCACCTCGCCGGTTTTGGCCGGCTGGCGGGGTAAAGGAGGCATCTCCCATGTTCACAGGGATAGGCGCGTTCATTACCGCTATCGTCACCAACGCGCAGACGATTGCCCTCGCGGTGATTGCCCTCGCGGTGCTCTGGGCTGGCTACCAGTACCTGACGGGCAACCCGCAGGGCGGCAAGGAATGGCTGCGGAACGCCTTCGTCGGCGGCGCGCTCGTGTTGCTGGCAACACCGATTGCCAACGGCATCCGCGGCGCGCTCCAGGGTGGCGTTGGAGGTGGATGAGCGAGACATCATCGAGATCCCGACCGAGCTGGAGCGCAGCAGTGAGTTCCTCGAATACACCGTTGCCGCAGTCGCGCTGCTCAGCACGCTCTGGGCGATCAACAACGCGGCCATCCTGCCGTTCAGCCCGTGGTATGTCATCCCGCCCATGCTGCTCGTGGCCGGCATGTGGGTGCTCACGGGCGAGGCTGCCACGAACTGGCAAGGGGTTGGCAGCATCGCTACAGGGCTGCGCAACCGGATCGGTCTGCGCCGCGCACATGAGTGGATACAGGCGTTCGCCCACTACGTTCACCTCGTGCACGTGCCGGTCTGGAGGGCGGCATGCGTAGCGTTCTGGAACTCAACCCGAGCACGAACTACGCGATGGCTGCAACGCAGTCGCGACGGGATCAACTCCGCGCGTTCAGCCACGTCCTCATGGGCCTGGGGCATCCGCTGCACCTTGTCTCGTCGGCTCGCTCGGTAGCAGGCTTCGATGATTGGGCGCACCCGCCACTCCTCGATCGTCGGTGGTATGCCGTGGTGAACGCCACGGACGAGGCGCAGCGCGCGGCCCGCACCCGCACGCTACAGGAATCCTTGGAAGGAGTCGGGCTGCGATGTGGTGCCTCTTCTGTTGCTGGCGACCCTCCCCCTACTGTGGTCAGCCCTGCCGCGGTGCGGGATGGCGACGAGTGGGCAGCGACCCTGGTGCTGCGCCGGTGGCCGAGGGAGGTCGCGCCGGGGTGGCTCGGGAACGCGATAGCGGGCGATCTCCCCGTGGACCTCGGGATTCATATCAGGCCGCAAGACCCGCAGCAGATCGCGCGCTGGCTGCGGTCGCAGCAGACGACGCACTCGCAGGCGAACGCCGCGAAGCCTGACGCCGGTTCGGAGCTGGCGAGCGGTGACGCCGAGTCGGTCAGGAGGAAACTCGTCGCGAGGACTGACCGTCCCGTGCGCGTGGCGATTGCCCTGACGGTGCGGGCGCCCGACCTTGTGACGTTGCGGTCGCGCCAGGAGGAACTCGCGTACGACATTGGCCTCGCCCTCGGAGACGCGCGGCCTGCCACGTTCGAGCAGGACCGCGGGCTGGCGGCAACGATGCCCACCGGCGAATGCAACCTGCTCGGCGTGTGGCGCACGCTCGACTGCACCAGCGTGGCGTCCACGTGGCCCTTCCAGCCGGCGACGGTCAACCATGCGAACGGGGCGCCGCTCGGCACCACAGTGCGCGGCGGCATGCTGGTGAAGCTCGACCCGTTCGACGACTCGCTGAATAGTTTCAGCGGCGTGGTGCTCGCGATGGTGGGCGCGGGGAAATCGTACTTTCTCAAGTTGCTCGCGCGGCGGCTCGATGGCGTCGAGGTGCTCGTCGTGGAGCACAACGACCCGCCCGAATATTCGGGCGTGCGCGGTGTCACGGCGGTCCCGCTGAGCGGCAACATGACCGAGCGCACGGCTCAACTGCGCGAGTTCGTCACGCGCCTGTGGGAGACGGCCCGGGCTGACCCCCGACCGCGCATGCTGATCCTCGACGAGCTGTGGTCCCTGCTGCGCGACGAGGGCCTCGCCTCGCTCGTCGAGGAGATCGCGCGCATGGGGCGCAAGTATTACCTCAGCCTGTGGATCGCCACACAACAGATACAGGAGTTGATCGAGTCCCCGTACGGGATGGCCGTGCTCAACAACGCGGCGATCCGCGTGTACCTTCAGCAGGACGGTCCCGACGTGGAACTGCTCGCCAGGAAGATGCGCCTCAGCGATGACGCGCGGCAGTTCCTGAGCGGTGCAGCTCGCGGGCAGGCGTTGCTCGATGTGCGCCGCATGCTGGTGCCGGTCAACGTCCAGGCGACGAAGGCAGAGCATCGAGAGATCACGACCGACCCGCGCGAGCGGCTACTCATCCCTGCTTGACAGATTGGAGTAAGGTGGATGCATGGAGAACCTGACGTGGATTCCCTACATCGTGGTGTGGGTGGGGCTGCTGCTCTTCCCGTTCACGCGATGGCTGCTCTTCTCCGCGGTCACGCTGACGCTCGGGCTGTTGCTCGGCGCGCGTGACGACGTTCTCCCCGACTGACGCCTACAACACCCTGCTCCCGCTGTGGGCGGACAGCACGACCCGGATGGGCCTGCTGTTCGCTATCGCAGCGGGAGTTTTGTTGCTCCTGACCAGGCCGCAGAAGCCTCGGGTGTTACAGCGGCGTGACAAGCCATTGCCGCCGCTGCCCGCGGTCGGCAAGCCCTCGCCGTTCCACTCGCTGCGCCACAGGCACGCCCAGCCCGTCAACGTGGGCGGCGTGACCTTCGATCTGGCGTGGCAGCACATCGCCGTCGTGGCGACCACCGGCGCCCGCAAGTCAACGCTCCTGGCCGAACTGGCTGACAAGGTGGGGAAGCCCTGCCTGGTGATCACGGGCGACCAGGCACCACCGCTGGAGAACTGGACGCGCTCAGTGGGTGGTCGGGTCTGGACCGCTCGCGGCGGCATCGGTTGGTATCCGTGGGGTGGCGATCTGGAGCATGCCACGCAGCGCATCGAGCACATGTTCGCCGCGACAGGTGGCGACGTCGGGGTCCATCGCGCGATGGTCCAGAGCGTCGTACGCAAAGCATGGGGCGGCGTGCACTCCCACGAGCGCACGCTCGATCAGATCATCGAGGCGCTGCCCGATCGCAGCCGCAGCGGCTCGTCGGCCATGATGGCGGACAACTGGACCGCTCGCCTGGAGAGTCTGCGCGACACGCTGGGCGGCTCGCTCGGCACGGACCTCGACATCGTCGAGACGTTGCGCGCCGGCACCACGGTGATGATCGCACTGAACAGTTTTACCGACGTCTCCAACCGGGAACGCTTCGCCAGCATCGCCGTGCTGGAGGGCCTGCGTGCGGCCAACGATGTGGGCGGCATCGCGCTGGTGTTCGACGAGGTCGGCCTGATCGGCGCGAAGCTCTTTGACGATGCCGTGCGTGTCCTGCGGGTGCGGCTGTGCACCGGGATGTTCGCGAGCCAGTTGTTTGACGAC